TCGAATGATAGTACCCAATCGTGTACGCCTAGTTGTGGTTCTTTAACATAAGCACCAACATAAGCGTCAGACTTATGTTGTCTAGCCTTGGGTGGTACTACAATATTATCTTTTTTGAGAATATGAAATGCAATCGAGTCCCATGTTCTGATTGGAGACATAACTTCTTCGAAATTAATTTTTGCAGAATAAGCAACCGTTATCAAAAGATCTAACAGTTTCATCTTTTCATCTAGTTTATCTACCAATTCTACATCGATAATATTGTAGTCGATATATTTTTGATAATCCTGTTTATAGAAAAGATGCATTGCGGAAAACTCAGAATGGTCTAGTTTTTTCTTACCCAATTCTACAAAGGCGATATGATCGAGTCTATAACTTTCTTGCGTGACATATGTGAACTTCTTATACAAATCAAGATAATCAATAATACTAACACCCGACAAGGTAATTTCAGTAGAGTCTTGACCTCTAAAATTCATATGTTTTTTGTCAACTTTTCTCCAAGGCGAGAGTCGTTTCATTTCAGAATCGCCAAGGATTTTTGTGATACGATTTACCAGATAATGCATATCAAATGAATTAACATTCCAACCTGTAATGATATCGACATCTGCGGCTTCATACAAATTGAGAAACGACTTTAACAGTTCCATTTCACTTTTACATTTATAGTATTTAATTTCCAAATGAGAAACTTCTGGTGATTTGTTTTCCCAATCACCCAAACCCAACACAGTATAAAGATCGCCACATTTCATGGTGATCGCATTTACACGCTCTTGAGCAACATCTGGTTCGGGAAATCCTTGTTCGCACTCGACCTCAATATCAATATTCATAATATTAATTTTATCAATATCAAATTCCATTTCTGGATAATTGTCTGCGATAAAAGGATATGTATAGGTTTGCATCCCATACCAATCTGTAACACCCTCGGTGGATTTTACTTTACCACGGGCTTCACCGATTGACTCGAATTTAACTCTTTTAAGACTTTTGCCATCTAAAGATTTGTATTTTGAAGAACTATCTCTTGTTTCATAAAATAAAGACGGTTCATAATCCATCCTCTTAGATTGTCTTTCGCCACGTTCATTAACCTCGCGAACTAGAATTTTACTACCAATGTTCTGTACGTTCGTATAGAATTTCATGTATGATCTCACTAAATTTAATAATATAATTTTATCACAAAAAAGGGGTCGTTGTCAACCCCTTTTTTTATTTTATGGCATTTTTACATACGCATGATTGCTCGGTTTCGACGGGCTTGTAGTTTTTATAGATGAATTTGATGGTGGCAACACCAATCCACTACCAAAAACCTGATTATATTCATTTGTCAATTCATTTACAGGATCTACTATAAATCCGATATAATGACTCTTCAAATCTATTCCATCAGAACTTTGAGTATATGGCATAAAGGGTGACAGTCCTACCCGAGCAGTCGCAGTGGTTGTATCAGAATATGATGCCACAATCTGACAAACATTCTTAATATGCAATCCACTTCCGTCCGGAAGATCTGATATATTACCCATTAGTTCTTCGCCGGAAATAAGACGTACCACCTTTATCATTTAGGTATCACTCTCGGGCAACTGTTCATCTGTTTGTGGTTTAATATTTGCAAAATATGAAATGATAGTTTTGAGTTTTCCCTCTGCCTCTTCAAGTTTTCCAACCAAAATATCCATCTCTTCTACCAAGTTTCCATGTTCGCCCACACCTACAGAATTTTCAAAATATGTCTGTAAGTTTGCAATTGCTGCATCTCTTTCATATTCATATTTTCTTATAAGTGCTCTTAATTTTAAACTATGTGAATAATCCAACTTCATCAGCTTTTGCTCCTCTTTTAATCCACTTTTTTTCATTCTTAATATGATCTCGAAGAGATTGTTCGAGACTTCTGGCCTCAGGCGTATCTCCTAACCACTTAATGATTCGTCTTTCAAACCATTGCCATTCCATATTCAATATCTTTTGTACCACATCAGGGTGAGCTAAAAGTATTGTTTTATTGTTCAATATGTGTTGAATTAAATCTTCGTTTGGCAATCCGGGCAAAAAAGAAACCATGCCATGACCGACATTGTTAGAACGACTAGTTTTATATGGAATTTGTTGTTCTTCTGATAAAATATCATTAAGCGCAACGGCCTGATCTGGTGATACTTTTCTAGTTTCTTCTTCCATTATTTAACAATCCATTCCTTTTCGTCTTGAATTTCTGCCCGGCGAGTTTTGCATAACTTCATCAATTCATTCAAATGTTTCCGAGCACGAATTCCGGCAGATTTATTTCCGCCCGTAAATTTTTCATTTTCTATTTTATACTGTTCCAACTCAATAGTCAATTGATCGTGAGTTTCCATAGTTTAACATCCTTTAGTTGTGTGGGGGGATCTCTCCCCCCTGTTGATTATTCTGTAAGAAGTGTTTTCTTACGTTTTTTACCAGAACCAATTTCAATTTTTCTGGGCCGTTTTTCTTCTGGAATAATATGTTCCAGTTCAATAGTTAATAGTCCATTTACAATTTTTGCATGATTGACTACCACATCTTGATTCAATGTGAAATTTCTTTCAAAATCTCTGGACGAAATACCTTTATGTAGATATTCGGCCTCAATGTCACTTACTGCAACCGTACCAGATACGGTCAGAGTAGATTCTTTGAGTTCAACACTCAATTCATCTTCTGAGAATCCAGATACAGCGACTTCGATACGATAAAACGAATCGTCCTCTCTGATAATATTGAAGGGTGGATAGTTGTTTTGCGTTGTGAGCGATGTACGCTCCAATTCATTAAATAACCTATCGAACCCCACACTATAACGCATAAAAGGGTCTGTCTTAAAATTCGTAACCATGTTTTTTTCCTCCTGTTAAGCAAGGTTTACGTTTGGTCTCTTTCGAGCACCGTGTTGATTTTGCCGTGCAATACGCGATGGAATCAACGATCCAACATACTATATATAACAAATTTACAGTCCTGTTGACCCAAATCCGCCATTTCTTGAAGTTTTTTGTTCTGGGCGTTTAGAAATTTCTTTAATGTCTATATCAACTACCGGAACAATCTCAGCTTGAGCAATTCTCATTCCATCTGACACTTCAAATGGAATGTTGGATATATTCATCAACAATACAAAAGTCTGTTCCACATAATCCGAATCTACTACGCCTTCACAATTGGCAATGTTGATACCATTTTTTGATGATAATCCAGATCTAGGGTGAATTCGAAGAGAAGTATTGGTCGATAAATCAAATATCAATCCTGTCGGAATCAACATCCTGTCACCGTGATACATGGTGATTTTTTGATCAACTACTTTCCGTACCGTTTTGACATTTTGTTTATTGTAAAATTTAATTTCATCTCCGTCCCGCATAGACGCCTTTAAATCAAAACATGCGGCAAGAGCAGAGCCCTTAACAGGCATATGTGCCTCTGGAAATAACTTATAACAATAAATTCTATTTGCATAATCTTTTTCTGCCCACTTTGCAGCCATTATATAATCCTCATAATTTAATTAAAATAGTCTTTCTTTTCTCTGAGATGGAGATTTCATTGACCTAAATTCAAAACTTTCAAATGCAAAAGTGCCACCTCTCATTTTAGAATAGAATTCTGGTACACGATTTGGATGCCATTTGCCGAGTTTTACTTCTTTGTTCATGCCCGGCCAAGCAGTTCCATTTGTACCAATAAGAATTGCAATCTGGTCATTTCCAGCGTCTTTATATAAGACACTATCTTGATCGTATTTTTTACCAACCTTTTTTGCAAATCCTTTTAGATTGCCGCTGGTATCTCCTTGAGTACCAACTACAACATACGAAATTTCCATTCCATCACCATCTCTAGCTTCTGGTGTACCAAATCCTTCGACATATTTACCTTGGACTTTGATAGCGCCATATCCAGCGCCACGAATATCAGTCATAAGTTTGCGATTTCTTGCATCATTTTCTTTACGGGCGAAATCGCCACGAAATGCAGTAATAATTGCAATAGGTCTTTCTTGAGTGTGTTTCATAACTCTTGAGAGTGACGCCTCTTGCAATTCTGCCGGAGTTAGTGCGTCATATGCCTGTTGTTCTTGATATTCTTTGAAAGTCTGCATTTTTATCTTTTTCTTCCGATATTGTATTTGGGTACTAATTCCCATTCATCTTTTTCTTTGTGGGAAAGTATTTTGATTTGTGATATTGGAGCCTCTTCAAATTCATCATTTTTTATAACTGATATCAAACCCCATTCTTTTAACAAGTTTACTATCGTGTTTCTTCTCGATCTGTCATTATCAGAAAAATCGGAGGCCTTACCATCCAGTTTAAACAATTCTTTAAAATGGACAATGTAGTATTTGCCTTGTTTGTGTAAAATGTGACAGGATTGATAAAGTTTTTTATCTTTTTTTGAAGCAACACCAATTCTTGTAAGTGTCTCGCGTATCTTTAAAAAATCTTCTTGATCTGCTAGGGATACTTCCACTAATGATTCTAAAATTGACATAACCTATCCGCCTTTGTTCATTGACTCCCTTATATAACCGATTTGATCTTTGGTCAATATAGCAAGAGCCTGCTCTGTTTTTTTATTATTATATCCATAATATTGTTTCACAGTTTCGAAATCATTATGAACAGTTTTCTTGTGCCACTTAGAAAATCTCTTTCGTGGTCGAATACTATTTAGTAAAAAATCGAATTGCATTTTATGATCGGCAGTATGGTGAATATTCATTTCTTGAGCCTGCATCAAACTGTCTTGAAAGTTAGAAAAGTTTCGGTTGATAAGAAATGGAAGATACTTTTTTTCCCACTGATCATCGCCACTATCCATCAACTTCTTTTTGTTGTGAGAGATCGCAGGAACATAATCTTTGAATAAATCGTAGCTCATAATATATTATCCACTTATGTATGTACCACTAGGTCGATACCATTCTTTTTGATTGTGTATCTTACCTAGCAATTCAGTGATACTTGCAAGTTCCTCGTGTATTGCGGTCTTACTAGATTCTTTCTTTACTGTCAATAATCTACTCGACAATCTTTTCATTCTATAATGCATAGAATGTTCTATCATATCTAGTTCTTGCAGGTTCAGATCGAAACTTTTGTTGTAACTCATTTCCATTCACAATCGCACATTAACGCAGTCAGACACGCCACCATGTTAATTTCTTGGTCGGCAACAAAGGCAGATTTGTATTGATAGTCTGCAATGTGAATAATAGCCTGTGGAATAGTATTTGATTCCGCATGTTCATATAATCCATTGTAGATGGTTCTAAAAATGGTTGAAGGGTCATTATCAAGATTGTCAGTTACCCAATGACGCAAAGTAGTAAAGTTTTTGTCGCGTAGGGCGTCAGTCAACTTTTTAATGTTTATCTCGCCGACAGAAGTAAGGAGACCTTCGTCTATCACGCCCCCAGCAGAGTATCGTTGCAATTCATTCAAGACTCTTCGCCAGTCGGGGAAATGCTTCATTACAACCTGTTGTGTCACCTTGTCATTCGACTCGATCTTTTCCACCTCAAGAATGTTTTTGACACGCTTCCAAAATTGATTGGCAAGTTTTGCCTTATCAGATTTATTAATCTTGAACTCGACCAAAGAACATCGACTATGCAGTGGTTCGATAATACGATTTTTGAAATTACATGTCAAAATGAATCGACAGTTTGAAGAAAACTCTTCGATAAAACCGCGCAAGGCTGGTTGTGTCGATTGTGGATTCAGATAATCTGCTTCGTCCAGAATA